AGATGAAGCACAGGATTTATCACTAATACAATGGTCCATGATAAATAAAATAGAACAAGATACAAAGTGTGATGTGTGGGTAGCAGGAGATGATGACCAGGCTATATTTGGTTGGGCTGGTGCAGATGTTGATTCTTTTATTGATTATGATGCAACAGAGATACCTCTCACAAAATCTGAAAGAGTGCCGAGTAGTATACAAAAAATAGCATTAGATGTCATCGATAGAATACAAGATAATAGGATTGACAAAGAATATTTTCCAAAGTCTGAATCTGGTGAGATATATGAAAGATATAAATTATCAGACATAGATATGTCTACAGGTGATTGGTTAATATTAACTAGAACTAAATCATTATTAAGACCAATACCAACTTATTTAAAAAAGAAAGGTTTATTTTTTAATACAGCGCAAGGAAATAGTGTTGGTAAAAGTTTGTATGAAGATATACAATACTGGTCGCAATTACAGAAAAAAATTACTCTTCCTGACATACAAGTACAAAGAATTAAAGAAAGAATAAAAGGTCCCATGAATCTATCATTAAAATGGTATGATGCATTTAACAATGTATCTGACAGTCAGATAACATACATGAAACTATTGTTACTTAACAATGAAGATCCAACAAAAGAAGCAAGAATAAAAGTATCCACCATACATGGTGCAAAAGGTGGTGAAGCAACTAATGTTGTTTTGTTTTTAAATCACACAGCAAACACATTAAAAGGAGCAAAAAAATCTGTGTACAAACAAGATGAAGAATATCGTGTTTGGTATGTAGGTATTACAAGAACTATGAAAAATTTATATTTAATAAAATCACAAAACAAATCTAAGGAGTTTAAAATATGAGCGACGATCCATACTTAAAACAAGTTTCGGGAACACATTACATGTACATGGAGATACAGCCGGCAGAGTTTATAAACAAGAATAAATTGCTTTTTGCAGAAGGTAATGCTATAAAATACATATGCAGACACTCTCACAAAGGCGGAGTAGAAGACATAGATAAAGCTATACATTATTTAGAAATGATTAAGGAAAGAGATTACAAATGATATTTAAAGCACAGACAGAGTGGGTTAAACCTACAGAGTTTCCTGACTTAAGATTTTGTGATGAGATTGCAATTGATTTAGAAACACACGATCCATATTTAAAAACTATGGGTTCAGGTTCTGTAGTTGGTAAAGGTAAAGTTGTAGGTATTGCAATTGCAACAGAAGGTTACGCAGGGTACTTTCCGTTTGATCACGAGGGTGGTGGTAACCTAGAAAAAAACAAAGTAATTCAATGGTTTACAGATATTTGTAAGACTACATCTACAAAAATATTTCACAACGCAATGTACGATGTATCTTGGATTAGGTCTATGGGTATACAAATTAATGGAAGAATTGTTGATACTATGATTGCAGCATCTTTAGTAAATGAAAATAGATTTAGATATGATCTTGGATCTCTTGGTTGGGATTATTGTGGCCAAGGTAAAAATGAAACAGAATTAAACAACGCTGCAAAAGAATGGGGAGTTGATCCTAAAGCTGACATGTGGAAGTTACCATCAATGTATGTTGGTAATTATGCTGAACGTGATGCAGAGTTAACATTAGCATTGTGGAAAGTCATGCAAAAAGAAATAATAGATCAAGATCTTCAATCTATTTTTGATCTTGAGACAGATCTTTTTCCTTGTTTAGTTGATATGAGATTTCTTGGTGTGAGAGTTGATGTTCAAAAAGCTCATACAATGAAGCAACAATTAGCATCAGAAGAAAAAAAACTCCTGCAAAAAGTAGAAAAAGAAACAGGAGTAGATACTCAAATATGGGCAGCAAGATCGATTGCCAAAGTTTTTGACAAATTAAATTTACCTTATGAACGAACGGCAAAAACACAGGCTCCTTCATTTACTAAAAATTTTCTTTCTACTCATGAGCATCCTTTAGTACAATGTATATCAAAAGCAAGAGAGATTAACAAGGCGCACACAACTTTTATAGATACAATTATTAAACACGAACACAATGGTAGGATTCATGCAGATATAAATCAAATTAGATCAGATACTGGTGGAACAGTAACGGGTAGATTTTCTTATAGTAATCCAAACCTACAACAAATTCCTGCTCGTAACAAAGACTTAGGTCCATTGATCAGATCCCTCTTTATACCTGAGTCTGGTTGCGAGTGGGGATGCTTTGACTACAGTCAACAAGAACCAAGACTTGTAGTTCATTATGCATCCCTTGATCAAGATACAAGTGTCTTTGGCGTTAAAGATTCTTATCTACAAGATGACGCTGACTTTCATACTATTGTTGCAAAGATGGCAGACATACCAAGAGATCAAGCGAAAGTAATTAATCTTGGTTTGTTTTATGGTATGGGTAAAGCTAAACTACAAGCAGAGCTCGGAGTATCAAAAGATAAAGCTGAAGAATTATTTTCTATTTATCACGAAAGAGTTCCGTTTGTTAAAAGTTTAACAAGATCTGTATCTAACAGAGCACAACAACGTGGACAGATAAGAACTTTACTTGGCAGACTATGCAGGTTTCACCTATGGGAACCTAATCAATTTGGTATACACAAAGCCCTACCGTTTGACCAAGCCCGCCAGGAATATGGAGCAGGCATCAAGCGTGCTTATACTTACAAAGCTTTAAATAAATTAATTCAAGGTAGCGCTGCAGATATGACTAAAAAATCTATGTTAGAATTATATAAGGAGGGCATTGTTGCGCACATACAAGTACACGATGAACTAGATATATCTGTAGAAGATGATATAAAAGCTAAACGTATAAAAGAGATTATGGAATCCGCAGTTGAACTAGAGATACCTAATAAAGTAGATTTTGAAAAAGGTGCAAACTGGGGAGACATAAAATGAGGATTAATTATGGCTTACTTAAATTCAAATATACCAGCAACTTATGCACAAATAAGGAGAGAATATTTATATGACTGTAAAAAACATCATGGAGAAGTTGAAGATTGTATTATTTTCGGTATTAGCTCTATTGCAGGCAGTGCTATTTTATTTCATGCGATTATGGAGAATGGCGCTATCTTTTATCGTCTCCCGATTTCTGCCTTCATTCAGAGAGGATTTAGACCGGAAGATGTTCCTAAACGTAGACTTGATGAACTTCAGCTTTGGAATTGTTTTAGTTATTACCCTGCTGTTTGTTCTTGGGATATAATCCAGGGAACATCAGGTAAATACATAGGCAAAGATAAAAAATGGCATCATGGTAAATATTTATTTACCATTGACTTTGCACATCCAGAGAGTAATATATTAGATACCGAACATTCGGAAATACCGCACGAACATAAGTGCGCTCACATACTTGCGTTAGACGACGGCAACTATGCAGCACAACCAAATAATAGACTAATCTGGGATTTACCTTCTTTTACAGTTAAAGATAATATTCCTGATTGGAAAGTCCAAACATCAGAATGGAATGTAGAAGATTCTGGTCAATGGAGAACAGAAGATACTGATAAGTTCTTCTATGAAATTGAGGAAAAGAAAAATGATTAAAAAATGGATAGTTGGACCTATAAAAAAAATTTGGAACTGGTTAATAAGTTGGATTAACTGACATGTCGGTTTGCGGTACATGTTTTCATCCTTGTCATTGTGATGGAGATTTGCACGCGGATGAATACGGTCTTTGTACTTGTGATGAGTGCAAATGTAAAAGAACATATAAAAAAAGAAAAGATTACGGCACAGACATGTCTTATGAAAACGAGGTTAAAAAAAATAATGGAGATTAGTAGGATGAACTATTATTTTACAGGCATACTTATTGTGTTAATGACATTACTTGCTTTCTGTGGTGGACCTGCACGCGCAGGATCTACACAATCAAATGTTAGTGGATCTAATACTGCGATTGAGGGAGGATACACATCAACAGCAACCACAACATATCAATCAGGTTCTGAATCTACATCTACAACTAACAATACTACAAACTCAGATATAAAATCAGCTCCTCCATCAGCCTCTGCACCATCTTACAATTCTATGACACAGGATGTATGTAGTACAGGTGCATCTGTAGGTGTTCAAACATTTGGTTTAGGTTTTAGTGGTGGTAAACATTTTATAGATAAAAATTGTGAAAGATTAAAACTAGCTAGAATACTTAATGACTTTGGTATGAAAGTTGCAGCAGTGGCTATTCTATGTCAA